CTGCAACCAAGGTTATCCTTGCTGACTACAGTCAGTTCGGTGCGGACATGCGCTCTGTTGGTTGTGCTGTTGAGTATGGTCAAAAGGGTGTCATTGCTGATGGCGATGGCGTATCTCTGAGACTGTTTGCTCTCAACTTCAACCATGTTGGTGCTGGTGGAGATTTCTCCAACGATCCTAACCTGGCAATTCAGGCGAACGAAGTTACTGAACTGAATAACGGTGATGTATCTTTCGTCAGCATTGACCAGAAGGGTGACTTCAGAGTTGGTGATGCATTCTTCGTCGATCAAGAATCTGGTACTGTATCGTTCTCACAACAGGTAACCAGTCTGCAGGCTCTGTCTTCTCTGTCCATTACTGATGGCACAGACAGCAGCACTGTTACACCTACCAGCGGTACATTCGGTAACATCCAGATCTCTGGTAACAATATCGAATCCACCTCTGGTGATATCAACATCGATCCAGCTGGTGCAGGTGATATCAACATCACTGGTGATGTCAATGTCCTGGGTATCCTGACTGCGACAACCATTCAACTCGATGCTTTCCAGAAGAACGATACATCTATCGCTCTGGATGACTCGGGTGCTAACGGCACTATCAGATTCAATACTGATAATGTTGAGGGTATGCGTCTCGATGCCAACCAAAAGTTGGGTATCGGCACCGCATCTCCAAGAGACAGACTCGATGTTCTTGATACTGCTCAGTTTGAGCGTGTCAATGTAACTGGTCTGTCAACCTTCGGTTCTAATGTTGACATCAACGCATCCGTCAACATCTCTACAGATCTTGAAGTTGTAGGTCACTCTACATTCAGTAGTGACATTCGTGTTGGTACAGGTGCAACTACTGAGTTCCTTGATGATGTTCATTTCGGTGACAACGATGAACTCACCTTTGGTTACGGAAAAGACTTAACGATCTCTCACGATTCGACTAATAGTCTTATCAAGAATACTACTGGTCTTTTCGTATTCCAAGCATCAGACTTCAAGTTTAAGAACGAAGCAGGAACAGAAGATCTTGCTACCTTCACAGAAAATCTGGGTGTAGATCTTTATTATAACGATCTCAAGAAATTTGAGACAACTGGTTACGGTGTTAGCATCACTGGCGGTCTGATTTCTCAAGATCTGAATATTGCTGGTGTTGCAACCTTCAATGATAATGTCAAACTACACTTCGGTGATGGTGAAGATCTCTCGATCTATCATGATGGCAACAACTCTTACATTGATGATTCTGGCACAGGCACCCTGGCGATTCGTTCCAACCAGGTAGAACTTCAGAAGTATACTGGCGAGACTCTTGCTAACTTTACTGCTGATGGTTCTGTTACCTTGTTCTGGAACAACGGTAAGAGATTTGAAACGATCTCTGCTGGTTCTAGCGTCTCGGGTCAACTGCAAACTGGCACCTTAGATGTTGCTACTGATGCTGAGATTCATGCGTCTCTGATCGTTGATCAAGGAACTGTCTTAACAGGTATCCTTACCAGTTCCGCTGGTGTTGAGGCAATCAACATCAATGTCTCGGGTATCCTTACCACCAACAACTTCAGAGTCACTGGCGTAACAACCATCTCCAACATTACGATTGGTGCTGGTTCTTCTTCCACCAAAATAAATACCCTTAGCGGTGAACTCGTTCTCGACTCTGCTGCTGGTCAGGTCGTTGTTGAAGATGATCTGAATGTCGTTGGTTATGCAACAGTCCGTGATGGTCTGTACTATCTGCAAGATACGCAGACATCTACACAGATCAAGACCACTTCTGCTCAGACAACATCTGGTAACAGACTCTTCTTCGATAACCTCTCTGGTATTCAGATTGGTGCAACAGTAACAGGAACTAACATTCCTGGTGGTACGACAGTTGACAGCGTTATAAGCGTAACTGAAATTCAACTGAGTCAAGCAGTTTCTGGTGTTGTTGCTGCAGGTGCGGCAATCCAATTCTCCTTAACATCTGCTACGGGTATTGGATACAGCGGTCCTAACGGTATTGCTTACTTTGAGAATGATGGCAGATTGGTCAGCGGTCTTAGCACTGTTGGATTCCTGACTACATCGAACTACATGCTCACAACTGACGAAAACAACATTCCAATCTGGTCTGACAGTATCGACGGGGGTACATTCTGATGGCGAAACCAACAACTAGACAGGAACTCAAGGATTATGCTCTTAGGCAACTTGGGTATCCTGTCTTGGAGATCAATGTAGCAGATGAGCAAGTAGATGATGCTTTAGATGATTCCTTACAACTGTTTCAAGAGAGACATTTTGATGGTGTAGAAAGAGTTCTTCTGAAGTATAAGATTACCGAGAATGACATCAAGAGAGGCAGAGCAAGAGGCGGCGGTAACACTCTGGGTATCACTACTTCTAGTACAGGCTCTGGAGGATCTACTACCATTAGTGGGGATACATACTGGGATGATGTAATTGTCAGACATACTTTTGATACCGATTTTTCGGATCAGTCTCCTGTAGGAAATAGCAACATTACTGCTGTTGGTAATCCAGATATCGTTGCATCTCCAGCAAAATTTGGAAAAGCTGGTCGCTTTAATGGTACTAAGTATCTCAATTATGGTCATAATGCTGCATATGATTTTAGAGGTGAGTGGACTTTTGAAACCTGGGTCTATATCGATACCTCTCCTGCCGCTGGTGCCATATTTTCAAAGGGAGATATATCGAATGCATCAAATATTTTTGGACTGCTTGTAGATAATACAACCAGTGGATTTATTAGTTTTAGATGGTCTAATACTGACAACACCGCCCACAATTCTACATACGGTACTACTGTAGGAGCGTATTCTACTGGATCAGTAGTTCAGAATTGGGTCCATATTGCATTAACTAGAAGAGCATCTGATGGTAGCATTCACTTCTTCTTCAACGGAACTGAAAGCACCCTGACATCTTCAAATCAAGTTATTGATAATAATATTACAAATAGTAGTGTTAGGTACTTAACTCTAAATGGGAGATTAATGTATCTGAATAGTAGATACACTGATGCGATTTATGATGATGTAAGAATCACAGCAAAAGAAAGATATACTAGCGATTTCACTGTACCAACTTCTGCATTCCCTACAGACGGAACTATTACTACCTCTGCGGGTGGAGAGGTTCAAAGTTTTGAGGAGAATACAAACTTCTTAAATTTGCCCGATGCAATCATCGGTGTTGAGAAACTGTATCTGTTTGATGCAAGTTTCATTGCTAATAACATGTTCAGTTATAAGTATCAATTGTTCCTGAACGATGTTGCATTTAACTTGGGATACAGCGGTCTCATGAGTTATGCAATGACCAAGACATATCTTGAGGACATTGATTTCTTACTGACTGCTAACAAACAGATTAGATATAACAAGAGAAACAATAGACTATATCTTGATGTTGACTGGGGATCAATCTCTGCAGGCACCTACATAATTATTGACTGCCAAAGAATCATGGACCCTGCTAACTATGCTGGTGTTTACAATGATTCTTTCCTTAAGAGATATTTTACATCTAGGGTTAAAAAGCAGTGGGGTCAAAACCTCATCAAGTTCCAAGGAGTTAAACTCCCTGGAGGTATCGAACTAAACGGCAGACAAATCTACGAAGATGCTGTAATGGAATTGCAGCAGATCGAAGATAAGATGCTTTCCACATATGAAATCCCACCCCTTGACCTTATTGGATAATGGCGTTAAATCCTTTCTTTCTTCAAGGATCTCCTAACGAGCAAAGACTTGTTCAGGAGTTAATCGACGAACACCTAAAAATGTTCGGACTGGATGTATATTACATCCCCAGAAAGATGATTGTGACTGATGATGTGCTAGGAGAAGTACAGTCATCCAAGTTCAACGATGCATATATTTTAGAAGCATATCTCAATAACTTTGAAGGGTATGCAAAGGGCAGCGATATCATGTCTAAGTTTGGTATCAACCTTCAGAATGAGATTACACTAACAGTTTCTAGAGAAAGATACGAAGATTTTATTGCTCCTTTCGTTGTTACTCACAACGCGAGAACAGCAGGTACAGATATCATCTTTGGAGAAAGACCCAAGGAAGGAGATCTAATTTACTTCCCACTGGGAGAAAGATTATTTGAGATTAAACATGTAGAATTTGAAAATCCTTTCTATCAGTTAGGAAAGAATTATATCTACGAACTCCAGTGCGAACTTTATCGTTACGAGGACGAGTACACAGATACTGGTGTTGCTCTCATCGATGAGACTGTAATGGCAGAGGGAGAAACCACCACTGTCATTCTTGCAGGTATTGGTTCTACTGCTCTTGCGACAGTTGACTCCTTTGCTAGCCAAGGTGCCTTACAGCAGATCTTCCTTAACGACGACGGTTATGGTTATACTTCCGCACCCTCTGTTACTGTCGAAGCCTCTCCTGCTGGTGTTACTTCCTCCAGAGCAACTGCCTTTGCATTTACCACGGAACGATCAGGTCTCTTTTCTGTTGATCAAGTAGTATTGCAGAACCCTGGTTTTGCTTACACAGAGTCTCCAGCATTTACCTTTGGCGGTCCTGGTGTCGGTGCTGCTGCTACGGCAGCCATAACTAATAGTGGTATCACATCCATTCGTATTACTGATACTGGCACAAACTATGTGTCCCCACCAATCATCACAATTCAACATCCATCTGCTGTTGCTATTGGCACGACAGGTGCTACAGTCGGTGTAAAACCAGGTCAGGTACAAGCAACTGCTATTGCTAGATTGAGTGGTGATAGTATCGACAGAATCTTCCTGACAAATGCTGGTTCTGGTTATGAAGCAACTCCAACTATCACGATTGGTGACCCATTATCTCTTGGTGTTGGTACATACTTCTTTAATGAAAGGGTCATTGGATCTCAATCTGGAGTCGAAGGATATGTAAGGTCCTTCAACGAAACTGACAGAAAGTTAGAGATCTCAATAAATAGTGGTGTATTCTTCCCAGGTGAATTTATTACAGGGACAGCATCTTCTGCCAGATATCAGATTCTATCTCATACAGGAATTGATACCACGAGTACATTTACCTTTAATGATGAAATTGAAACTGAAGCGGATGGTATCCTTGATTTCACTGAGCGTAATCCCTTTGGTAACTTCTGATGCTAGGTACATATTTTTATCACGAAATTCTCCGTAAGACAGTTATTGCTTTCGGAACCCTCTTCAATGAGGTTCATATTCAAAAAGAGGATAAGTCTGGAAAGACTATCAGTGATCTGAAAGTACCCCTAGCATACGGACCTAGATCAAAGTTTCTTGCTAAGTTACAACAACAGCAAGAATTGAATCAACCCACGGCAATTACATTGCCGAGAATGTCTTTTGAGATGAATAGTATTACTTACGATTCTCAAAGAAAGACTTCTGTAACAAAAACATTTAAGGCAGTTGATAATAATGACAAGGTAAAGAAAGTATTCTTGCCTGTTCCATATAATGTTGGGTTTGAACTCAACATCATGACAAAATTAAATGATGATGCTCTACAAATCGTTGAACAGATTCTTCCATTCTTTCAACCATCATTTAACATTACTGTCGATTTAATTGATTCGATTGGCGAAAAAAGAGACATGCCAGTCGTGTTGGAAAATATTTCTTTTAGTGATGAGTATGAAGGAGACTTTTCTACCAGAAGGGTTCTTACATATACTCTAAACTTTAGTGTTAAGACATATCTGTTTGGTCCTATCGCAGATAGCACTGACGGTCTCATCCGTAAGGTTCAGGTTGATTACTACTCTGATACTGATAGACAGACTGCTAAGCGTGAGATGAGATATACTGCTGTTCCTGACCCCATCACAGCAGAACCAGGTGATGATTTTGGTTTCAGTGAAACCACAACTATGTTTGATGATGGTAAGGTCTATAGTCCTACTAGACAGGAGGATGTATGAGTCAAGATTACAGCAAAATCGATGATGCATTGAACACTACCAGTGAAACGGTAGATGTAACTCCTATCAAAAAAGAGAAGGTAAAACCTGATCACCTAACAAAGGATGAAGTAGAGAAGGATTATGAGTATACTAGGGCTAACTTGTACTCCCTCATCGAGAAGGGGCAAGAGACGCTCAATGGTATTATGGAACTTGCTGAGGAGACACAATCTCCCAGAGCATATGAGGTGGCGGGTCAGTTGCTGAAGAGCGTTGCTGATACCACAGATAAGTTCCTTAAGTTACAAAAAGATCTGAAGGACATTAAGGAGGAACAAAAAGGTCCAACTAATGTCACTAATAACGCTATGTTCGTTGGTAGTACTGCTGAGTTGCAAAAAATGCTCAAAGAAATGAACAAGAAAAAATGAAAGAACTCTACGAAGATGACTGGTATTGCAGCGTCAATATTGGCATAGATGAGGTTCGTGCCATGTACAGTCACCTTTTGTATGCCATTGAAACTTGGCCAGGTTCTCCTAGAAGACCTGTAGAAGAACAAGAATGGTTATGGGCAATGAAAGAAAGATACTTTGCTATGTTGATGGAATATAACTTCTCCGAAAACGAGTCTGTCGATAAATAGTTTTGCCTCACTTCTAGAGTATGACTGAAGACACTAAGTCTAAGGTAGAAGAGAAGGATGATGATGAAGACAAGAGCGAAGTTCTTGGTAATTTGGTGAAAGTAGTGGTCCTTATTTGGTCTGCCTCCCTTCTTACATTCTCATATGTACGCTTGCCTAATGGGCAAAAGATTTTAGATTTCGATCCCACATTTATAGCCTCCGTGTTCAGTGGCTCTTTAGCTGCGTTCGGATTGAGTCCTGCTAAAAATGGTGCTGCTCCCAAGAAAGCACCACCTATTGGCAAGAAAGAGGAAGAAGCAAGAAATCTGACTAAATAATAGACAGGTAGTTGCTTATACTAAGCATGTCTTTTTCATATTCTGATATCTCTGAGTTGTTATCTGAAGCAAAGAAAAAGAAGCCATTGACCACAGGAGACTGCGATGCTCCTGAGGTCGATGATTCTGTTGCTAAGATTACGGAAGGATCTGCTGCGTGGCAACGCAAGGAAGGTAAGAATAAGTCTGGTGGTTTGAATGAGAAGGGACGCAAGTCCTATGAGCGTGAGAATCCTGGTAGTGATCTCAAAGCTCCCTCTAAAAAGAAAGGTAATAAGCGTCGTGCATCCTTCTGTGCAAGAATGAAGGGCATGAAAAAGAAACTCACTTCTGCAAAGACTGCGAGTGATCCCGATAGCAGAATCAACAAGTCGCTTCGTGCTTGGAATTGCTGATTTGTAACAGATTATATCAGACAATATCTCTAAATAGCCCTATAATGGTATCAGAGTGATACTCCATATGTTAGGTTTCTACATCTGCGTTGCAATCTTTATTGGATTGATTGCTATTGGTGGATATGAATCTACCATGCGGTTAGTACACTACGCTGACTTATCCGTTAGGTATGCCATTATCCAAGTGAGGATGTACTTCATGCGGAAAAAATTAGAAAAACAGTTAGGAATCATCAGGAGGGAGAACGATCATGTCTGACCAATTTTCAGACCTTAAACTAGAGCGTAAAGAATGTGAGAAGTGTGGTGCCATCTGGATTAATGGACAACATATCTGGGGTGGTACTGGTAACACTGGTAGTGAAACAGATCTAGCAGGTCTGGTATGTAATAAGTTGGGAGACCACCGTTGCATCAATCCCATGAAAGGAAAAGATGGTGGACAGACATGGGAGTATAGAGCAGGATATATTGATGGTAAGATTGATGAACGGAAGAGAATGTTAGGAGAACTAGACAAATTTGCGGATGAGTGATATCAATGGGTGATAGATAGTATAGTTGCAAATACTTAATGAAGTTTTTCTTTGCACTACTAGCTACACTTTTCTTTTCTGCCCCCGCATGGGCGGTAGATGTTCAGATGGGTTCCAACGGGAATCTAGTTTTTGATCCAGCAGAGGTTACTATTTCTGCTGGTGAATCAGTCCATTTTGTAAACAATATGCTTCCACCACACAATGTGATTGTGGAAGATCGTC